TGGTTCTAATAATGATGGGAATAGTTCCATTGCAAATGGATTAACATATGATAGTAATCATATATATGGAACTAGAGTAGAAGATGAGGAAATATGTATAAATTATCCAGATGCTGTTAAACTCATAGCAGTTTTTGAATCTACAGATTCATCTGCTCCAACTTTTGATACTTTATCATTTGATAGTGCATTAGATGTTAATAATAATGCAATAGTCGGTGAAAATATAAAATCTTTGGATGGAAAAATTATATCTAGAATTGTCGGAAAAACTACAGATAAAGTAGATGTAGTGTATCTTTCGTCAAATAGATTTGATCAATTTGATGATGTAGTATTTGAAGATTCAAATATAGAGGGTGAAATTAAAGCACAAACGGAAGGGAGATATAAAGATATAACGAGTTCTTTTACTTTGGATAAAGGACAAAGAGAAGAATATTATGATTATTCTAGAATTGTTAGAAATAGGGGGGTATCATCTCCATCTAGACAAATAACAATTGTTTTTGATCATTATGAAGTGCCTGCAGGAGATAATGGAGATGCTTTTACAGTATTAAGTTATGATCAAGATAGATTTAGAACTGATGTGCCTTCAATAGGTGTGGATCTATTCAGAGCTTCTGATACAATTGATTTTAGACCAAGAGTCCCTACATATGATCCAAGTAGTGCAACTGTTTCTCCATTCCATTTCTCTTCGAGAACATTTAACGATTCAACCATTACTAGATTCTTAGTTCCTGAAGAAACTTTAAGAGTTGGATATGAATTTTATTTACCCAGAATTGATAAACTTTTATTGAATAAACATGGAAAATTTGTTTATAAAAAAGGTATTTCTGCAGAATCACCAAAATCTCCCATAACAGGAGATGATAAAATAATGGAAATAGCAACAATTAGTTTGCCCCCATTTCTTTATACACCACAAAGTGCGTTTATTTCTGAGAGAGATAATAGAAGATATACAATGAGAGATATTGGTAGACTTGATAATAGACTTACCAATTTAGAAGAAACGACATCTCTTTCTTTATTGGAATTAGATGCCAAGAGTTTGCAAATACGTGATAGTAATAATCTAGATAGATTTAAAACCGGATTTTTCGTAGATGCATTTAGAGATTATAATTTTATTAATCCAGTTCTTTCTAGTATTGATGTAAATCCAGAAGAAAATTATATCACCCCATTTTTAACAAGAGATACATTGACCATGCAGATAGCTCCTGCAAATAATATAACACCAGAACTATTAGATTTTGCAACTGATTTTGAATTACTTGATTCTAATGTTAAAAAAACAGGAAATGCTATCACCTTAAATTATGAGGAGGTTTCTTGGATTGAACAACCTAAAGCCACTGAAACTGAAAATGTCAATCCTTTTGAGCAACCTGCTTTATCTGGAAGTGTTGAATTAACTCCTCAAACGGATTATTGGAGTAGAACAGAACAATTGGACGGTGGAATCACACAAGTAACAGGGAAAGACACATCAAGAAAATTAAAAAATAAAATAGATCTGGGTGAAAAAACACTTGATTTGGGTAATGTTATTACTTCTCAAACAGAGTCTACAACAACTGAAAGAATACAAGGATCTGGTAATGATACTCGTACTTCAGAAACAACTATAACAGATCTTGATACTATTAGTGATAGCATCAAATTAAAAGGAAAATCAAAAGATTCTGTGACTTTTAGTAATACAGATACCTGGTTCAGAAATGAATTAATTTCTTCTGGTGATGAAGATTTTATGAGATCCAGAAATACTGAATTTAAAGGTTATGGTTTTGGGGCATTTACACAAGTATATGGATTTTTGGATTCACAAAAACCAATTATTGTTCCAAAACTTATAGAAATATCTACATCTAAAGGTGGAGAAACTGATGGTTCTGTAGGATCTTTCACTAAAGGAGAAACTGTCCTTGTGTATGATCCTGTAGACACAAATAGAGTTATAGGAAAATTTAGATTATGTTCACCAGATCATAAAAATGGTCCTTTCGCAAATCCTACCGAAACTTATTTGTCAAATCCATCTAGTCATGGTAACATTGAACTTGGAGAAAATTATACTTCCTCCACACCAGTAATAAATGTCGATACAAGAGCTCTTTCAGAAAGAGCACAAGGTAGTTATTTTGGATATGTAAAGAAAAATTCCTTAATTAAAGGTGAATCAAGTGGTGCATCAGCATTTGTTAAAGGTGATATAAGATTACTTACAGATGTTTTTGGAGATATAACTGGAACTTTCTTTATTGAAGATCCATATGGTACACCACCACCTGAAATTAGATTCAGAACTGGATCTACAGAATTTACAATTACTACTAGTGAAAATAATGGTCAAGCTTTACCAGGTCAACAAATTTTTGAAGATGAAAATGGAAACAAAAAACCATTAGTAAGAGCTTCATCAACATATGAAACTGGAGGAACACTTGATCAGTGGGAAGAGCAAGAATTTATCAGACAAGATACTACAACAATTAATTCTGTAGTTAAAGTTACGGGTAGAGTTAATGCTACATTAACCACACAAAGTCAACATACACACATTGAAGAGACAGAATATTTTGATCCTGTAGCACAAACATTTGTTGTTGGTGGTAATGTTGAAGCACCCTCTGCGGTTAATCAAAACGATGATACTGATGGAGCATTTATAACTGCTGTTGAAGTATTTTTTGCAACTGTCGATGAATCAGAATCTGTAACATGTCAGATAAGAACTGTAACTGGTGACGACAGACCTTCAAGATTAGTTTTAGCAGAAAAAACACTAAGACCAAAAATTGCAAAAGGTGGTGTAATAGTTGATAACATATTAACCTCTGACGATGCTTCTGTGGGAACAAAATTCACTTTTGATGAACCAGTATATCTTGCACCTGGCACTGCTTATGCTGTTGTTTTAGTTGCAGCAAAATCTATAAATTATACAGTTTGGTTAGCAAATCAGGGAGATAAAATTGTTAATCCAGAAGCTTCTAGTGCTGCACTTACCGAAAACTTTAGTGTATCTGGTAATGAAGTAGTTGAACAAGCACAGTATACAACACAATATGCATTAGGTGCTTTCTTCAGATCACAAAATGGTGGTTTGTGGACAGAGAATCAAAGACAAGATCTTACATTTAGACTTTACAAGGCAAAATTTACTTCTCAGACCGGAAGTGCATTATTTAACAATCCAGAATTGGATGAAAGTAATGATTATGTCAAGAGATTAAATAATAATCCTGTTAGAACATTGTCAAAAACAGGAAAAATTGGTATTACAACATCTGGTAGTTTATCTTCGACACTTGTTGCCGGAAGAAAGATTGCATCTCCAGACACAAATAAAGTTGGAAGTGCCGTAATTACTGGTTCTGGAGGAGAAGCAACAACTCCATCGGTTGTGTCTGGACTAGGTGGAAAAAATTATGTTACTGATAGTGAAGTGGAAACTTTCACCATTGCAGGAAAAGGAACAGGATTAAAATTAAATATCTCTTCCGTAGATTCCAATGGTGCAATTACCGGAGTCTCTGTTGTAGCAGATTCTGAGGGTTTTGGATATCAAGTCGGTGATGTGGTTGGTATTGTGACAAGTACAGTTACTGGTGCCACCGGATCTGGAGCACAGATAAAAATTGGAGGAGTTAATCAACGTAATATGATATTTGTAGATAATATACAAGGTGATACACAGTTTTCAAATCAACTTGGACAAAATCTATTTTATTATGCTAATGATGGAACTATTACAGATGCGTCTCTGGATATTTTATCAGTGTCTTTTGATGGTGGGGTAAATAGTGGAAATTATTTAAAAGTTGATCATTTCAATCATGGAATGTATTCTTCAACTAATAAAGTTAAGTTGATTGGTATAAAACCAAATACAAATTCAACTACAATTACTACTGATTTACTTGATACTACGACTGGTTCAGTTGCTGTTGCTTCAACTGATGGATTTGGTAACTTTGAAGGATTATCAGTTAGTGGCACTAATCCAGGATATGCCATTATCAATAATGAAATTGTCAAATATACCGCTGTCGCAACAAATGCAATAATTATTGCTTCAGATGGTAGGGGGGAAGAAAATACGAGTTCCTCTGGACATGATTCTGGTGATGTCATTAGAAAATATGAATTAAATGGAATTTCATTAAGAAGAATAAACAATGTAACTCATACAGTTTCTTCATTAGGTCTAGAACCTGATAGTTATCATGTTGAAATTGATAGAACAAGCACTTATGGTGTTGCTAGAAATGCAGATACGGCAGATTTGTCTCAGGTGTCATTTACATCCGACGAATTTGCCGGTGGAGATAATGTATTATCATCCGAAAATATCTTATTTAATGCGATAACTCCATCTTTTGATATTCTCACTCCTACTGGAGGAAATGAAAGTGTATTTACTAGTGCATCTGCATCTGTAAGAACAACAACCGGAACAAGTATCAGTGGAAATGAAGGATCATTCGTTGATAGTGGTTATGAAGATATATCTATAAACAGATATAATACATTAAGAAGTGTTAGAATGGTTGCTTCTAAGGTAAATGAAGATCAGTATTTAACAAACCTACCTAGAAATAAATCTTTTTCTACTAATATAGTTTTATCATCCAATAGTGAAAATTTATCTCCTATAATTTATTTAAATGATGGTTCAAAGGTAGAATTTATTAATCATAGATTAAATCGACCACTTGATTTGGATGGTTATAGTTCAAGTTCTATTATTAAATCAGTAAGTGAAAAAGATCCCCATGCTTCAGTATATGTTTCTCAAGATGTATTTCTTAGACAACCATCAACATCATTAAAACTTATCATTGCGGCTTATCGTCATGAGTCTTCGGACTTTAGAGTTGCTTATAAATTAATCAGAAAGGATTCAACTTCTGTAGAGCAAACGTTTGAATTATTCCCCGGATTCAAAAACTTAACTAGTAGTGGAACTGTTATTGATCCTACAAAAAATGATGGAAGACCTGATACTTTTGTTCCACCAAATTCTGATGGGGAATTTAGTGAATATATATTTACCGCAAATGATTTAGATGAATTTGTCGGATATTCTATAAAGATAATGATGAATGGAACAAATCAGGCATATTATCCAAAGATCAAAGATTTGAGAACCATTGCACTAGCTTGATATGATTAGAGTAGAAGGACATTCAAATTTATATCGTGATGAAAAAACAGGAGCCATAGTTAATATGGATACTGTTGGATATCAAAATTATTTGAATTCTTCTAAAATTGCTAAACAAGAAAAAAAAGATATTGATAATATGAAAAAAGATATTGAAGATATTAAAGGTGCTCTAAAGGAAATTTTGAATAGACTTACATAAATACATCCCTAAATACTAATTAGATAACAATATATTGAAGTAAATGGCTGCTGTATATGTTAGTAATATTGTAATTAACCAAGGAGCTGATTTTTCTCAAGTTTTTAATCTGGCTGATGCCTCAAATGATAGTATTGATTTAACGAATTATGCGCTCACGGCACAAATGAGGAAACACGCTGGTAGCAGTGTAAGTCATAATCTCAATCCAACGGTAGTGCAACCACCAACAAGTGGTGGAGTTAGAATAACTCTGACTGATGTTCAAACAGCTGCATTAAAACCTGGTAGATATGTTTATGATGTTTTAATTGCAGATGATAGTGGATCTGGAACTAAAACGAGAGTTGTTGAAGGTTCTGCAATCGTCCGGGAGGGAGTAACCAGATAATGGCAGATATAAAAGTTCGTATTGGACAATCAGATGCTATTAAGGTAACCTCTACTGGACTCCAGAGGGGTGATATCGCATTTAGTGTTAGTGGTGGTACTGCTAATGTAACTCAGTTAGATGTTTCTGGTCAGAGTGGTTTAAATAATTTAAGTTTAACTGGTATAGCAACTTTTAAACCAGACACCTTTGGTGCCACTGGAATTATTATTGATGGGATAAATGAGCAATTAAATATTGGAACCGGAGTAACAATTACTTCAAATTCTTTATTAATTGGTGGTCCGGTAAGTTTTGATTCATTACTTGTTACTGGAATATCAACAATTAACTCTAGTGGTGGAATTACAACCACTGGTGGTGATTTATTTGTAGGTAGTGATTTATTTGTAAAAGATAATTTAAAAGTAGAAGGAACATCAGAACTTATTGGTGTCACTACTTTAAGAGGAGGAACAATAACTCTCGGTGATGCTGATACCGATAATATTAATGTTGGTGGTGAATTTATATCCAATTTAATTCCAAATTCAAATAACATATATTCTTTAGGATCTGCAACTAAGCAGTGGTCAGATCTTAGAGTAGTTAGTTTAAACGTAAGTGGTTCAACATCATTAGTTGGTAATGTAACACTTCAAAATAATTTAGTTATAAATCAAAATGCATCCATTGGAGGAATAACAACATTTTCAAATATCCAAGATAATACTCTTGGAAATGTAGATAGTGGTGCTGTTCAACTTGATGGTGGATTAGGTGTTGCTAAAAATGTAACTGTAGGTGGTGGATTATCTGTAACAGGTAATTCATTTTTTATTGGTGAGGTTACATTTTCTTCCGGAACCAATGGAACTATCAGCATTGGTGATAGTATTGGAGATAATGTTGTATTTAATGCTGATGTAAATTCTAGTTTCATACCCAATATAAATGATACATATGATTTGGGGTCAAGTTCTCAAAAATGGAAAAATTTATTTTTATCAAGTAATGCCGGAATAGGAAGTTTACATGTTGCCGGAGTGTCTACATATGTTGGAGTGGCAACTTTCCAAAGTAATGTATTTGTTGATGGAACATTAACTGCCGGACTCATAGATGGAGGTTCATTCTGATGGCAAAACCAAGTACCAGACAAGAGTTAATTGATTATTCTCTCAGGAGACTTGGTGCTCCAATATTAGAAATCAATGTTGATGATGATCAAATAGATGATTTAGTAGATGATGCCATACAATTTTATAATGAGAGACATTATGATGGTGTCGAAAGAATGTATCTCAAATATAAAATTACCCAGGAAGATATTGATAGGGGAAGAGCAGGTGGTGCTGGTGGAGTTGGTATAGCAACAACCTCTGCTACTTCTACTATTGTTGGATCGGCAACTACGTTTAGTTTTTACGAAAATTCAAATTATCTTCAAGTTCCAGATTCAGTAGTTGGTGTCGAAAAAATATTTAAATTTGATACTAGTTCCATTTCTGGTGGAATGTTTAGTATTAAATATCAGTTATTTTTAAACGATTTATATTATTTCAATTCTGTTGAATTACTGCAATATTCTATGGTCAAAACTTATCTCGAAGATATTGATTTTCTTTTAACTACGGATAAGCAAGTTAGATTTAATAAAAGACAAGATAGATTGTACTTAGATTTTGACTGGAGTGCTCAAGAAAAAGATACATATTTGGTAATTGATTGTTATCGAGCACTTAATCCAGCAAACTTTAATCAAGTTTATAATGATAGTTTTGTAAAGCAATATCTTACAGCACTCATTAAGAGGCAGTGGGGTCAAAACTTAATTAAATTCAGAGGTGTTAAACTTCCAGGAGGAATTGAACTAAATGGTAGAGAAATTTATGAGGATGCTGAAAGAGAGATAGATACTCTTAGATCCAGAATGATGCAAGATTATGAATTACCACCTTACGACTTTATTGGATAATGGCACTTAATCCCTTTTTCCTACAAGGTTCACAGAGTGAACAAAGACTCATTCAAGAGTTAATTAATGAGCAACTTACAATTTATGGTGTCGAAGTAATTTACTTGCCTCGTAAGATAGTAAATCAAGATACAGTTTTAAATGAGATACAATCATCGAAATTTGATGATAATTTTGCTATCGAGGCATATGTAAACACCTATGAGGGATATGGTGGAGCCGGAGATATCATGACAAAATTTGGAATGAGTTTAAAAGATGAACTTACCGTAACCATTTCAAAAGAAAGATATGAAGATTTTATTGCTCCATTTTTGGGAGAATTAGATGTAAGTAATGATGATGAAATTAATGTTATTGGTAGACCGAGAGAAGGTGATTTAATATATTTCCCATTAGGTAGAAGATTATTTGAGGTAAAATTTGTTGAGCACGAACAACCTTTTTATCAGTTAGGAAAAAATTATGTTTATCAATTGAAGTGTGAACTCTTTGAATACTCTGATGAACTTGGTGGATGGGATCAACTCAGCACCACTACAGAAGAAATTGATAGCGTTCTTGAAGATCAGGGATACATTACTTCCATATTAATGATTGGAGCAGGAACAACTGCACAGACTATCGGACACACAGCAACTGGATATGTAAGACAGATATTTTTAAATGATGATGGATATGGATATACATCTACTCCAACTGTTTCTATTTCAACTTCTCCGAATGGAAATCCTTTAGCTAATGCAGAAGCAATTGCCATTACGACCACATCAGGGAATATTCAGTCAGTAAAAGAAATTGTATTAACAAATGCAGGATTTGGATATACTGAAGCACCTACAATATCAATTGTAGGAGGTGGTGGAACTGACGCAATGGCAACATGTTCTGTAGAAACCACAGAATTTGGTATAGTCAGATTTACTATTTCTGAACCAGGATCAGGATATCCAATATCACCAGTTGTTGCAATAGGAACTCCTACAAGTGCTGGAGCAGCTGCAACATCTACAGTCGGTTCTGGTGGAACTATTACTGGATTTACCATATCTACTGGTGGAAAGTTTTACGGAACTTCTCCAAATGTTACAATCGCAGATCCATCAACAAGAGTAGGTGTTGCTAGTATAATACAAGTATCTAATTCTGCAGGTAATTCAGTTAGTCTCCCTTATGGATCTGGATACTCCGATGGAACTTTTGAAACTTCAGGTGGATCTGGAAATGCATTAAAAGTTGACGTACAGGTCAATACTGGCACAGATCAGATAGGAAACACTCCATCAATTGTTTATGGTGGACATGGATATTCTGTAAATGATGTCGTCCAAATTGTTGGTGGTAATAATGATGCTTACTTAAAGATAACTGCAGTCACGACAGGAACTGGTTCTACGGCAACCGCAAATTCTATTATAACAAATGGTGTAGTTACTGGATTTACAATTACAAATCCTGGTAGTGGATACACGACACCACCAACAGTAAGTATTGCAAATACTTTTGGAGATAAACTTTATTCATCCTCAGGATTAACAACGGCCGTTGTAAGAGCAAATGTTTCTGCTGCAAATACAGTAACTTCAATTCATATTGTAAATCCAGGACTTGGTTATGATCCATCACAACCAGTGACAATAGCAGATCCTCCTACTACAGGAATTGGAACATTTACCTTTAATGAACTTGTTACGGGTTCTATTTCTGGTGCAAAAGCTAGAGTTAAAACATGGGATAAAACCAATAAAGTTCTTAAAGTTGGAACAACTAATGGGACATTTGTTCCTGGAGATGTTATTGTCGGATCTGCATCATCTGCAAAATATTCTGTCGATCTTATTCAATCTGCAGAATTTTCTGATAAATACGATAAAGGTGATGAAATAGAAACATCAGCAGATACCTTTTTGGACTTTACAGAAACTAATCCGTTTGGTACATATTAATGTTAGGGACTTATTACTATCATGAAATAATGAGAAAAACAATTGTTGCCTTTGGCACGTTGTTTAATCAAATTTATATTCGTCATGATGATAGATCAGGAAATACTTACAGTGATTTAAAAGTTCCTTTGGCATATGGACCATCTCAAAAATTCCTTGCCAGGTTGGAGCAACAGGAAGATTTGAACAAACCAGTTCAGATCACTTTGCCAAGAATGTCGTTTGAGATGAATAATATTCAATATGATTCTACAAGAAAGGTTGGAATAACTCAAACATTCAAAGCTGTTGATAAAAGTAATGCGAATGTTAAAAAAGTTTTTATGCCTGTTCCATACAATGTTGGATTTGAACTTAATATTCTCACAAAATTAAATGATGACGCCCTTCAAATAGTAGAACAAATACTTCCATATTTTCAACCATCATTTAACGTTACGATTGATTTAATTAGTTCTATTGGAGAAAAAAGAGATGTTCCTATTGTTTTGGATAGTATATCTTTCCAAGATGACTATGAGGGAGACTTTTCAACAAGGAGAGCATTAATTTATACTCTTAGATTTACCGCAAAAACTTATCTGTTCGGTCCTGTTGCCGATAGTTCTGATGGTCTCATTAAAAAAGTTCAGGTGGATTACTATACAGATACTAATACACAAACTGCCAAACGTGAAATGAGGTATACTGCGACACCTAAGGCATTAACAGATCAAAATAATGATGGTGTCGTTGATACAGCAGACGATGCCCTACTTGGACCAGATGATGATTTTGGATTTAATGAAACAACTACTTTCTTCTCAGATTCTAAGACTTATAGTCCAACACAACAAAAAGATATTTGATAAATCATGACTGATAATGATATTAATGACATTGTACCAGTTTCTGGAGAAATTGTCCCAGAAAATAAAGATATTCAAAAAGATTATGAATATACAAGAGCAAATTTGTATTCTTTAATTGAAAAGGGTCAAGAAGCTATTAATGGTATCATGGAACTTGCCGGGGAAGGAGGAAGTCCAAGAGCATATGAAGTTGCCGGTCAACTTATCAAAAGTGTTGCAGATACAACAGATAAACTGGCAGATCTTCAGAAAAAAATAAAAGATCTTGAAGAGGACAGTAAAAAGACCACAAGTAATGTTACCAATAATGCCGTGTTTGTTGGTTCTACATCTGAACTTCAGAAAATGTTAAAACAAGGTTTTCTAAATAATAATATGGATCCAAAATAAAAGATGTCGAAGTGTAAGACAGGTTACTATTACTGTTATACAGACAAAAAATGTAAACCAATCTCTAAGGGTTTAAAAGTAACTGCCAGATTTTCTGGTGGTGGAAAAGAACCCGAAGAAGTTGGTATTGATAAACCGCTAAATGGAAATGGAAATCACTCAAATGGCAATGGAAATGGGAGCGGGATCTCTAATGGTGGCTCTAATGGAGGCGTCAGTGAAGGATCGCTTCATAAATGGTTTAAAGGATCCAAATCAAAGGATGGTAAAGGTGGTTGGGTTAATGTCGTCACAGGTGGGACTTGCGCCAGTGATAAACCAGGAGAAGGAACACCAAAGTGTGTTTCTTCGGCAAAACGAGCAAGCATGAGTAAGGCAGAAAGACTTTCTGCTCAGAGAAGAAAGAAAAAAGCAGATCCAGGACAACAACAAAAATCTGGTGCCGCAAAACCAACATATGTCTCTACAGATTCTAAAAAGAAAATGAAAAAAGAAGAAGTTGAAGTAACAGAAGCAAAGGACAAGAAGGGTAAAGGTAGTGGTACAAAAGATGCCTGCTATCATAAGGTAAAGTCTAGATATAGTGTTTGGCCCTCTGCATATGCCTCAGGTGCCCTTGTAAAGTGCCGTAAGGTTGGTGCTGCTAATTGGGGCAATAAGTCTGAGTCTGTGGACTACTCTAACTGGAGAGACGATTTTAAGGCAATAAATTACGAGTTCATTGATCTTATTAAACCAGAACCTTTAACGGGTGAAAAAATTAATGAAGGGCAGAAATGTTGGAAAGGTTATGAGAAGAAAGGAACCAAAAAAATGTTTGGTAAAACCTACAATAACTGTGTAAAGAAAGAAGAAACTGAAATTAAAGAAAAGAAAGATCCTTGCTGGGATACTCATAAACAAGTGGGTATGAAGAAAAAGAATGGTAGAATGGTTCCTAACTGTGTTCCTAAAGAAGAATTTTCTGATTGGAGATCTGAAATTGAAGAGGGGGCTGCCTGGACAAAAAAGTCCGGTAAGAACCCTTCAGGTGGATTAAATGAGAAGGGTCGTAAGTCTTATGAAAGAGAAAATCCTGGTTCAGATTTAAAGGCACCATCTAAGAAAGTTGGTAATAAAAGAAGATCATCATTCTGTGCTAGAATGAAAGGAATGAAGAAGAAACTTACTTCTTCCAAAACTGCAAATGATCCAGATAGCAGAATCAATAAGTCATTGAGGGCTTGGAACTGCTGAGGTTAATGTATGAGTGAAGTATATCTTGGTAATCCTAATCTAAAAAAAGCAAATACATCAATTGAATTTACAGAAGAGAATGTTATTGAATTTCTCAAATGTAAAGAAGATCCAGTATATTTTGCCAATAATTATATTAAAATCGTCTCTTTGGATGAAGGACTGACTCAGTTTCATCCATATGATTTTCAAGAAAAGTTAATTAATAATTTTCATAATAACAGATTTAATATCTGTAAGATGCCACGGCAAACTGGTAAATCCACTACAGTCGTATCTTATCTTTTGCATTATGCTGTATTCAATGACAGTGTAAACATTGGCATCCTTGCAAACAAAGCGGCAACTGCAAGAGAATTACTACAAAGGCTACAAACTGCCTATGAGAACTTGCCTAAGTGGATGCAACAGGGTATTCTGTCATGGAACAAAGGTTCAATGGAGTTAGAAAATGGCAGTAAGATATTGGCAGCTTCTACGTCTGCAAGTGCTGTCCGAGGTATGTCGTTCAACATCCTCTTTCTCGACGAGTTCGCATTCGTCCCGAATCACGTTGCTGACTCGTTCTTTGCATCTGTTTATCCTACTATTACTTCTGGTAAAAGTACCAAAGTAATTATTGTATCTACGCCCCACGGTATGAATCACTTCTACCGTCTATGGCATGATGCAGAAAAAGGTAA